TTGCCGACTATTTCTGATATAGAGAACCTTGTTAAAGGTGTACAAGCTATTGCGCAAGCAAAGCGTGTGCCTCTGAAACAAAAGGCCTCGTTCACGGACATGAATACTTCGTCCAGTGTTCAGTATAATGTGCCCTATTGGACTCGTACTAATCAAACTGTCACTAACTTTTCTAAGGTTACTGCCAAGTTTGGTTACGATATCTCAATTCAGGCACAAGATACTCTCTCGTCATACCCTGAGGTTTTTGGGCTGACATTCAGAAATGTGGTTCCAAGTTTGTATGAGCTAATGCCCTACACTTGGTTGCTTGACTACTTCACGAACGTGCAAGATTTTGTAAATCTTCTTGCGATGCATCGTGGGATAGCCCAGAATGCGTATAAGGTTCTTGTTCAAGAGTCTATAAAAACGACTATTGATGAACCCGTCTACCCATCTGGTAATCCTGCTCAGTTCACCTTTATCCATAAAAAGATTGGGTTTATTAAGCAGCGGAAATTCCACTTCGAACGGAAACCTTACAACGTCGATCTGTATGTACCTACATTCAGGTTTGAACATCCATCGTTACGTCAGGCAGCAAATGTTGTTGCTTTGGCGGCCTCAAAATTGATTAAGCCAGCTGATATGAATACTCTGTTTAGTAATAAACAGAGGCTTCTGATCAATGCTGGTATACGTCGTTTAAGGTAGGTTTCTCCACTCTTTTTTTTAGGGAACTTTTATGTCTTTGACAATGCTTGGCACTATCACTGGTGGTGCTATTACTGGTTTTACAACTCCTGGCTACGTGTTAGTTGCAGATAATGCTCCTGACGTTCGTAGCAAACAATCCGCGTGTACCTCAGTTACTGGCACACAGGTTGGAGTTACCTCTCATACTGTTAATGCTCCCTTTACAGTGACTGCCCGACGTCCGTTACAATTTAAGACGTTGACTATGGCATTCCTGAACGGGGTAACAGGTCAGTTCTCGAAGGTCCCGTACAACGAGACCTTGATTCTTGTCCGGAAGGCGGCGCAAATCGCGCTTAACCAATGGCAGACTAACGAGTGGAGAGTTAATGCAAAGATATTCGCCGGTACTGAAACGTACGACCCTGCAAATGTTAAAGCAGGTGTTAGTTTCACTTCAGGCTTTATCAGCACTAACTCTTCAGGATGGGCGGATACCTTAATTACTGGTGTCCTGTAGTTCTTACCCTTCCTAACTGATTACTTACCCCATGGGAGTAGTAAAATGAGTGTAAAATCGTCGCTCTTTGATGTTTTATTAAATGAGGTTGATTGTGATTTATCTCCGTATGAAAAATATATGCCTTTTGATGGTTCAGATCGCGAAATATTGCGTCTTGGCCAAAAAACTCCAGGCATTAGTGAAAGGCTGGAAAACTCTTCTAGAGGAGTACCGGGACCCTTTTGCTTTCTCAAGACTGGAATGGTACTTGATAGTAGCAGTGGAGCGGTCGGCTCGACCGATTGTCTTCCTGTTGCTCGTTATGTTGCTATACAGCGGTTACGAGAAGGTCTCAGAAAACGTTATATTGGACCCACTTGTGGTCCTAACGCTTCTCCTGAGTTGAGAGCGAACAATGCCATTCAAGAATTTCTTGACGACAATGTTCGTTGTCTTCGTTATAACAAGGGGCATGTCCCAAGCCGAGACGGGTTTATTTCATCCGTCCTCGGTGAGGTTCAGTCCTTATTACATGACGTACTATACGAGAGACCCGATGAGAATTACGCCCTTAACATCGGCAACATCGGATCACATATCAGATCTGGCCCAGGCGCTTCCTCCCACGTGGGGACGCCTGCTGGATCATACTCTCGTCTTGCAGATGGACCTATGTCCTTCTCAAGCCCTGAGGTCTTTCGCACGTACAAGATGTGCGTGCGGACTTCACGTCTGTCAGCGGCTGCCGAAGCAGTTCGGTTCCAGTTGTACGGTCATGAAGACTCATTTGACTCATATGCAATATTTATACCAGTGCCGAAAAGCACAGAGATAGATAGAGGCATCTGTAGTCAGCCTTCTGGTAACATGGCACTTCAATTACCGACGCACGAGTTGCTTCGGGTGTGCCTAAAACAGAGGTTCGACTGCGATCTTGAGATTCAACAGTTCCTCAATAGAGAGCTGGCTAGGCTCGGTAGTAAGCTAACTACGCACGGTACATTACGTACGTGGCGGTTTGCTACTGAAGATTTAAAATCGGCCAGTAATTTTCCTTGGGTGATTATCGAGAGGTATTTCCCGGAGAATTGGACTAAATGGCTTTCTCACATTCGCTCTTCACATATGTTCATTGAACATAAAAGTGGAGACATGTATGTGGAAAAGCACATGTGCTCAACCATGGGGAATGGGTTTACCTTTTCTCTCATGACTCTATTTCTATCAGCGATTGTAAAAACCCTATATTCTTTTGCGGGTTTGCCTGAGTACGACACGATAAATAATCAACGTGTCAAAACTTGGGCCGTCTATGGAGACGATATCATAGTTGATAGCTCGGTTTTGCTGGGTTTACGTTCTATCCTAGCAGAGCTTGGATTCACCGTCAATGTTACGAAATCATATTCCAAATCTCTCTTCCGTGAGAGTTGTGGCGCTGATTTCTATGACGGCTATCCAGTGCGCCCCGTGTTCTGTGAAAGTCTGCAGACACAAGCTG